TCCATCTTCTACGGACTGAAGAAGGAAATGATACAGATGAATCCAAAGAATGTACCAACAGAAACCCGAAGGACTTTACCTTAACAAGTATGGCAGAGTGATGGAGCATGAATGCTACGCGACTCGCATCTATTGGAATGGAGATATGCTATCGTTCCTGCGCCGTCACTTTTCCACAATGCTCAACGAAGAAATTGCCGGATGTCTTGGTGTCAGTCCTCGGACGATGATACGAAAGGCTCGCGAACTCGGACTGGAGAAAGACCCCGAATGGCTGCGCAAGATATGGGAAGAGCGTCGCATGATGGCTCATGTCATCAGCAAGAAGAAAGGCTATCCTGGTGGATTCGAGAAAGGGAAAAGAAGCAGTATTGAAACCGAGTTTAAGAAAGGGCACAAACTGACAGCCGAGCAAGAGAAGAAAAGAAGCGAAAGTATGAAGAGGTGGTATCTTTTGCATCCGCTGGAGGCAAAGGTGAAGGCTCGCAAGGCTTGGGAAACAAGAAGTGGCAACGCTCACGGTTAAGCTCGCTATGAAACACGAATTACCAAAAAAAAATATAAGGGAAATTCATGGCAATTATATGTTAAACAGAACAACGAATTGCACGAATAAAACGAATAAAAAAAGCTATGGTAAAAGTAATTCTATTCAAAATCTTCCTGTACGGCTATGTGTTGCCGTCAGTGATTATGCTTGCCATCTTTGTATGGCACCTGTGGAAGTACACAAGGAAATGTACCTACATCAACTACTGGTTTGAAGCGAAGCGGATGCTGTGGAGCTTCGTCCCGGTGCTCAACATCTTTATCGTCCTGTTTTACTTCTTGGACGTATGGAGTGATTATATGGCAAAACGTAAACAATCAAAACAATGAGAACATGACAACAAAAGAAGCAATAGTATATCTCAGGCAGATTTGTCCGTATGGCGGGAACTGCTTGCTTGACAAGCAACGCAGTGAGGCCATCAGAATGGCTATTGATGTCCTTTCCAATAAACCAACCGAAAAGGAAGAGCACTTTGATGCCCATGAAGAGGCTCTGCTGAGCCTGTATAACCGCGCAATAAACTCATACGGCATCGACTCCCAGAAGTGGATGGTGGTAGAAGAGTGTGGAGAGCTTCTGAATGCCCTTGCAAAGCTCAAAAGAGGTCGCTCGACGAAAGAGGAAATTATCACAGAGCTTGCCGACGTTCACATCATGGTGGAGCAGATGGCGTACTTCTTTGGCTGGTACGAGTTCATAACCGAGAAAAGGCGCAAGCTCCAGCGGTTACTGAAACGCTTGTCGCAAGAAGGAGGTGACGCATGAACTGGGCAAGTCTAATTATCGGCTTTGTGCTTGGAGAGGTGGTAGGGCTTATAAGTGCATTTATCATATTTCGGAAAAGAAAGGGGGCAAGACATGACAGAGACATCGTGAAAAACGTGAAAACAAAGCGTGAAAAGTGTGAAAAACGTGAAAACAAAAAAAGACAGACATGAAGAAGTTATTATTTATTGCAGTCCTGCTGTTGGCGGGATGCAGTTCCAGGACATTGATGGTGGGCACTCAGGAAGAACCCCTGTATATCGACAAGGGGAACAATCTGCTTGCCGTGAAGCGAGACGGAGCCTATTATTACGTCCTATGGGCAGAGAACACGCAGCGTTACATCTTTGACGCTGTTCCATACAACAACACCGCCTATATGGAAAAGCTGCCGCATTCAAAGTGCATCTATCCTCTTACCTACGGAACGCAAGGCAAAGCAGTAAGACAATGAACACCCTTGAAAAGTTGAGAATGCTTGAAGCAAAGCACCAAGCCGACAAGAAAGCCTCATCGAAAAGCAGGCTCCGCGTTTACTACGGATGGTGCAAGCTCGGAAAGATACGCAAGCGCGAAGGCATCAGCATCATCTACGAGAACGAAGAGGGCGTGGCAGACCACCATCGCATGAACCGCTCCTTTCTCTCTGCCCAGTACAATGTCTGCTGGCGTTACCAGACGGAAGGCGAGGCCAGCGATGCCAAGCAGCTTAACCGTATCTTCACAGAGTATTGCGTGTTCATGGACGACAAGAAGATTGGCGGCAGTCTTGAAGCAGCCCTCCGCGCGAACAGCGAAGCCGACAGGTACAATGTCTCGCTGGCAGAGCGCAACAGGATTGCCGACGCTCTTCGCAAGTGGTACATGAGCGAGCACAGGAACTACAAAGAACCGAACATGCAACTTGACTTGTTTGAAGACTTAACCAACTAACCAGCACAACAATAAAAAGAACGGAACACGCAGGGATGTTCTCAAGAGACCCTGCAATCATACCAAGAGACTCAAAGGGGCGTTTCGCCACTCCCGAAAGAGCATATGCAGACAAGGCACTCAAAGAGAACAGACGCCTTCGCAGCGAGTGCGAGAGGTTCAAGCGCTCCTACTACGCTGCCGCTGACCTTGCTGCCCTATGGCAGAGGAAGTACCAGGAACTGCAAGAGAAAATAAAATCAATCATAAACCCAAATCCCACAAAACTATGTTGACACAAATAGAAGTACGTTTCTATGAGAGTGTGCAGAGCACGCTCCATAACATCGACAAGAACCTTGAACGTATTGCCACTGCTCTTGAAAAGCAGACAGCCGGAACGAAGGAAGAAGGCACAGAGGTTGCAGAGGCAACCGAGAAGCAGGCAGAACACAAAGTGAGAGAATACGACTACACAGACCTGTCTGCCAGAGTGCGTAACGTATTCGATGTTTACAACATCAGGACACCAGAGCAGGCCGCTCAGTTCAGCAGGGATGCCTTCCTGAGAGTCCGCGCCCTCGGCAACAAGTCTGTGAAAGAGATTGAGGTGATGCTGAAAAAGCACGGCCTTCGCTTCGGCGACAAGCAGAGACTGCAAAAAACAATTGACCTATAAACAAACAACTATGGAACAAACAATCGAACAAAGAGTGATGGCTGCATTGCTCAGAAAAGTTGAGGAGCTAATTGACGTCCAGTGGCCGAATGAGGACGTCCGGTTTGAACACGGCTACGCAAATCTTAAAACCCCAAACACTAATAAGGTGCAGTTCAGTACAGCGGAGATTATCGACATCGCAGAATGCTTGGAAGGCTGCGGTTTCTATAAATTCAATCCATATGCTATGGAAAGAATAAAGAAACTCGCTGAAGATGCGAAGAAGCACGAATACGAGATAAGCCACGGAGAGGTTGAGGTTGATGGGATTAAGATACAGACACGAAAGGAGTCTATGGAGTCCTGTAACATTCTGTCTGTAGAAGCTGGCACTACTGGACATATGGGAGGTGATACTGGTCATGGTGGAAGGACTTATCTCCGCATATCAGATGATGCAAGTACAGACATGCGCTGTGTAGTCAAAACCCATGACGGGAAGGCGCACGAGTTTGACGGTGTAGCAGACGTGGCACAGATAGAAATTATGCTTGGCGGCGACACCGAGCTTGACACTTTTATCGAAGCTCTTGAGTTTGCTGCGAAAACTCTAAGGAGCCAAAAGTGAACGCGACACAGCATTACAGGTGAAATCAAGATTTTTCCATTTTGAAAATCGTATTCGATAATTCCGTACCTTTGCGGCAGAAAAACAGCAGATGGAGCTGATGGAGTTCATGAGAGACAATGTGCAGGGCATGAAAAACCGTCAAGGAACCCTTCTTCAACAGAATGCGCTGCAACATTCATTCTAACTCCAGACGCTTCACTTCTGCCGCATGGTATGGAAAAAAGGAGCAAGATAGTCAGGATGGACGACTGGGATAGAGTGTCCGCAGGTCAGGCCAAAGGCAAATGCCTCAGGTGTGACTTTGCGGACGCTTTGCGCCTGCACGCCAAGTACGGCTACCTGTACTACTCCCTCTTCAAGCGGAGCAAGGAAGGCGTGGACTTCGACTCTATCAAGCAGAGCGAGGTTCACGCCCGCATCATGGCAGAGAGGGCGTGCAGCCTCATCGACCGACTCTTGCTCTCTTTGGAAGGCTGGTGCATCGTGACCGCTCCAAGACGCAGGCACTTTGAAGGCTTCAACCCTGAGTTCTATCTTCTCAGGAACATTCCAGAAAGGAAGGTAATCATATTCGACGACATCATCACAACAGGAATGACGCTCACTGCAACAAGAAGCTTATTCCTTGACAGGGAACAGGTCGTTTGCATCGTAGGCATACACAACAACTGACAACATGGCAAAAGAGAAACGAAAACAGAAGAACACCATAGCAGACGGAACGCTCACCATGAAGCAAGAAGCGTTCTGCCGCTACTATGTTGACACAGGGAACGCGACAGAGGCCTACCGCATGAGCTACGACACTTCAAACATGAAAGCCGAGACGATTTGGTCCAACGCAAGCAGGCTCCTGGCAAGCAGCAAGGTCGCAGCAAGGATAAGCGAGATACAGCATGAGAATGCAGAACGCTCGAATGTTGACAGGAAGCGAGTAGAACGTGTGCTTATGGACATTGTTCAGGTTGACCCTGCCGATATGTACCTGTATGATGAGACAACAGGAAAGGTAAGGCTAAAGACACCGTCTCAGCTGCCGAGCCATGTGCGCCGTGCGTTGAAGATTATCAGGAACAACAGGGGTGTCGTTACCTACGGGTTCAACGGAAAGACTGAGGCAGCAAGGCTGCTTGGTGCGTGGAACGGCTGGAACGCTCCCACTCAGGTTGAAATCGGGGGCAAGACAAAACAGGAGTTGACAATCGGCTTTGACGATGACGAGGAGGAATAGCGTATGCGAGTAAACTACAAGAAGCTTAACCCGAATGGTTTCTATTGTCTCCAGTTCTTCAACGACGAGACGATACGCTTCATTGTACTGTACGGAGGCTCGTCTTCCGGCAAGAGCTATAGTGTTGCCCAGACGATACTCATACAGACACTCTATGACGGGGAGAATACACTTGTAATGCGCAAGGTGGGTGCATCCATCCTGAAGACAATCTATGAGGACTACAAGGTAGCGGCCAAGGGTCTTTGCATAGAAAAGATGTTCCGCTTCACGCAGAACAGCATCAGGTGCATATACAACGGGGCAAAGATAGACTTTAGCGGTCTTGACGACCCCGAAAAGATAAAAGGTATTTCCAACTACAAGCGCGTGCAGCTTGAAGAGTTCTCGGAGTTCGAGATTACAGACTTCAAGCAGATAAGGAAACGTCTGAGGGGCAAGAGAGGCCAGCAGATAATAATGACCTTCAACCCCATCAGCGAGACACACTGGATAAAGAAGGACTATCTCGACAAGGAGAAGCTGCACGAAGTTCCCATGAAGGTTGTCATAGGCGGAAGGGAGATACCCGAAAGGCTTACACAGGTAAAGAGGCTGTTGATGAACGAGCCGAAGAGTGTTCTCAATGTCCGCACGAATGAGATAGAGCAGCACCCTTCGGACACGGTTGTCATACAGAGCACCTACCTCAATAACTTCTGGGTAGTAGGCTCGCCCGATGGCAAGTACGGCTTCTATGATGAGCAGTGTATTGCCGACTTTGAGAAGGACAGGCTGAACGACCCCGACTATTACAACGTGTACGCACTTGGCGAGTGGGGCATCCTTCGCACAGGAAGCGAGTTCTTCGGCAGCTTCAACAAAGGCAGGCACATGGGCGATGTGCAGTACAACGAGAGCCTGCCGATACACTTGTCTGTTGACAGCAACGTGCTGCCGTATATCACAATCTCGTACTGGCAGATTGACTTCGAGGACGGCAAGCACCTTTGGCAGTTCCACGAGACGGCAGCGGAGAACCCGAACAACACCGTGCGCCGTGCAGCAAAGCTCGTGGCTGAACGCCTGAGCAAGTGGAACTATACCGGCAAGGTGTATCTCCATGGTGACGCAAGCACGAAGTCCGCGAACAACATAGACGAGGAAAAACGCTCGTTCCACGACCTCTTTATCTCTACCCTCAACGAAAGAGGCTTCGAGGTTGTAGATGCTGTCGCCTCTACCAACCCGAGTGTAAGCATGAGCGGAGAGTTCATCAACGCCATATTTGAAGGCTCTGTGCCTGGACTCTCCATTACCATAGGCGAGCAGTGCCGTGTCTCAATGGAGGACTACCAGTCTGTGCAGAAGGATGCCAACGGCGGCATTCTCAAGACGAGGGTAAAGAACAAGATGACGATGCAGACGTATGAGGAGCACGGACACTTCTCCGACACGTTCCGATATGTCGTGTGCGACCTGATGAGGGAAGAGTTCATTGCGTTCTCCAACAAGCGGAAGCGCAACCTCTATGCCCGCGACGGCTATATCTCGTTCTACAACCCTGCCACTTCATACGAGTACAGCGACTCTCTCTGCTATGTCATGCCGAATGTCGAAGGCAAGTTCCTCATGCTCTACGGCAAGAAGTGCGGCGAGTTCTGGCACATCGTTGACATCGTGTATGCCGACTCTGTGTCAACGGACAGCATGAAAGAGGCAATAGAGGCACGCGAGACGAACAATGTCGTTATAGAGTGCAGCGATGCCTACTTCCAGTTTGTGCGCTCGATGAGGGAGAGCAGCGACAAGGACATAAAAGTAATCAAGGAGTTTTCAGATGTTGACAGCC